GTACTCGTCGTAATGCCTGATGAGAGCGATGTATGCGAACAATTCGCTCATGAACGGGTCGATCCTGTTCTTCGCTTTCCCACCTAGCTTCACGGGCTGGATGTTAGCGTTCACGTCGGATTTCACGGACACGTTCATACGCGCCCAGCTCGTGATCGGCGAGTTGTTGTTGATTATCCTGTCAGCCGAGAAGTCGGCGCGCATCTGCTTCATCGGGTCTGAGAGCGTCTTGACGCCCTGCCTGACGACCTCGGCGCGGTCCTTGCCAACGTATTGCTGGAGGTTCGTCTCGTCCGTGCCGAGGATGTGCCAGGGGTCGTATCCTATTGCGAAGCACCATACGTCGTACTCCTCCTTGACCTCCTCGAGCCAGTCGAGGAACACCTGCTTCGGCACCTTGTTGCCTGGAACCAGCCTGAGAAGCCCGCGTTTCTCCCACATGCGGTAGGGGACGTCGTCCCTCTCGTTCCTGAACCCGTCGTCGCGCAACGAATCCTCTGGGAGCCAGTTCATCTGCAACTCGTAGATGCGGTCGTCTCCTGGGCGCATCATCATGATGGTCGCCGACGAGATGTCCGTGGTGTCGGACGCGTCGAAGCCAGCGATGCCGTACCTGAAGCCCATCTCCTCGATGTCGAACGTCTCTTCGCACACGGCCTCCTCGTACGTGAGCCATGCTGCTGCGCGGTTCTCTGGGATGTTGAAGTCCTTCGTGAGCACCGATGGCAACTTGGATGGGTTCTGCATGGCCTCGTTGACGTGCTTGCGGATGCTCTCCCATTTCTTGATGGGGCCGAGGCCGGGGTTGGCCTTCACCCACATCTCCTCGACCGTCCACTCGTCCCTGGAATCCAGCTCGTAGATGATGGGAAGGAACCTGTCATCTTCAACCTTGCCGTCGAGGATGCCGCACCCGTAGTAGTAGCGGTCGTCGAAGATGTTGCCTCGCTCGAAGCCGTTTGTGGTGATGCACAGCATCATGGGCTGCGTCCTCGAAGCCATGCCCTCGTCAAGGAGGTCGTACTGGTCCCTGTTCGTGCATGCGGCAAGCTCGTCGAACAGGGCGAAGTGCACGTCCAGGCCGTCGAGCTTCCTCGTCTGGCTCGATATGGTGGTGATGTAGCCCATGTTCGCGTTGTAGATGATGCCGTCCTCGTCGCGGTCGGCCACGGTGCCCTTGTGGAGCCTCTTGGAGAGAGTCTTTGACTGGCGAACCATCTTCAGCACGGCACCGTACGCGAGCGACGCCTGCGATTTCGAGTTGGCCGCGCAGTACACCTGCGGAGATCCCTCGCCGTCAGCCATGAGCATGTACAGCTCCAGGGCGGCGGAAAGGCTCGTCTTGCCGTTCTTCCTTCCGAGAATCCAAAGCACGTTGTGGAACTGCCTGTTGCCGTTGTCGTCGACGAAGCCGAACATCAGCTGAATCATCGCGCGTTGGAACAGCTCGAGCTCGAACGGGACGCCGAGCTTTCCTGACGGCAGCATGCAGAACGATTCGACGAACTTGCACGGCTTGTTCGCGTACTCGTAGTCGAAGTGCCAGTCCTTGTATCCGTTCTCTATGCGCGGCAGCATCGTCTCGGCGAGCTGCTTTATGCGCTTGCATGCCACTATGCGCCCGTCGAGCACCTGCTCGAAGTAGTCGACGCACTCTGGTTTGAAATTAGTCGTCACGTTTCTCCCAATGGACGCATTCCTCAGCGAACGGCGCGAACATCTGGAACTCGTTGATTTCGCACTCGATTATCTTGTCGCCGTTCTCGTCTTCGGACTCAGCGGTCTTGTATGCGCACGTGTCGCACGTCTTATCAGCCTTCTTCATTTCCTCCCCTTAGAAACTCGTCGAACTCGTCAGTGTCGCCTTCCGTGTTCCTGAGCTGCATGAACAGCTTCGAGGAGATGGAATTGTTCGCGGTGGTGAGCTGGTTGCGCTCTGCGGTGAGCGCCTTCCTGTACGCGAGCTGGGCTTTCATCTCCTTCGGGTCACTCGGTGGCGTTTTGAACTCGATGATTTTCAGCTGGTTCTCGATCTGGCGCATCCTGTCCTTGTTCCACTTGTAGGTGGAGAACTGCGACATCACCAGCTCGCGCTGCGCATCGCCGAGGCTCTGCGCCTGCTTCTCGATTGCCTGCTCCAGCTTGCTCTTCGTAGCCATCCGGCTCCTTTCCCGAAACCGCCCGAAAGCACCCAGCCTTCCTGCCAGCGTGTTTACGCAGTTGGCGGGGCATACAATCATGAAGCAAGTGTACCACAAACGGGACAGCCAGGAAGATATGGGCAAAATCCTCGATATGATACTCGGAAGGGACCGGGAACCAGGCCCGGCCGCAGTCGAGACCGTAGGAGCCCGCCCCTATACGACGGGGTGGAGCGGCTCCATGTACCAGCAGGTGCTCGTGCGCAGCGTCATCGAGCGTTTCGCGGTCGCATGCTCCAAGCTCAAGCCAGAAATCCATGGCAATGCGAGGCCGAGGGTCAGGCGGGCGATAGAGACGTCACCTAACCAGTTCCAGACGTGGCCCCAGTTCCTATACCGATGCGCCACCCTATACATGAACAACACCACCGTCTGCGTCGTCCCCGAGTACAAGCCGGGGACGCAGTTGCAAATAGGGTACTATCCCGTGCCGCTCGCGACGGCCGAGGTCGTCGAGTACGGCGACGAGTTCTGGCTGCGGTGGACCACCATCGACGGCGACAGGCGCGCCGTGGAGCTGCGCAAGGTGGCAATCGTCACGCGCTTCCAGTACCTAAGCGACTGGTTCGGCGATGGGAACATCCTCGCAAACACGCTGACGATGCTCAAGGCGCAGGAGGACGCCCAGAAGCAGTCCATCAACGACTCGGCGCAGCTCCGATTCATCGGCCAGCTCAACGGCAACGTCCGCGAGGAGGACCAGGAGAAGAAGCGCAACCGCTTCGCGCAGCAGAACCTCTCCGACGAGAACGACACTCCGCTCATGGTGTACGACAACACGTTCACGTCGATTGAGCAGCTCAACGCCCAGAACTGGACAATCCCCGCAGACGAGATGGAGCGCATCGAGAACAACGTGTTCGACTACTTCGGCACTAACAGGCGCATCTTGCAGAACGCCTACGACGAGAACGCCTGGGACGCCTTCTACGAGGGCTGCATCGAGCCGTTCGCGCTCGCCCTCGGCGAAGCGATGTCGCAGGCCACGTTTACGATGAGGGAGCGCCCAGCGAACAGGATCATGTTCAGCTCGAACAGGCTCGAGTACGCGGCCGCATCCTCAAAGCGAAACATCAACAAGGACATGACCGACCGAGGAATCATGACGCTCAACGAGGCGCGCGAAATCCTCCAGCTCCCGCCCATCGACGGCGGGGACGTCCACATCCTCCGTGGCGAGTACAAGGTCGGCCACACGTTCGAGGAGATATTCCAGGCACAGCAAGCCCAAGCGGCAGCCAAATCGTCGGGACGCACGTCGAGCCCAGACGAGGACAGGGATGGCGTAGAGGGCGACAACATACGCGGAGATTCCGACGGCTACGGCTCACCTGGCGACACGGACACGGGCGACGTCACGTCGACCAACCAGGACAGGTGGAGCGAGAACGCTTCTTAGGAAAGGGAAGACCATGCCAGCGAAACCAGAAGACAGACAGTACCGCATGATGGCGATGCCGCTCACGGCGATGCCCGACGTCGAGCAGTACACCGACGACGAGGGCAACGAGATGGAGCGCCCGCTCAACCGCTTCGGCTCGACGCACTACGTCGAGGGCTACGCCACGACGTTCGAAGACCCCTACATCCTCTTCGAGGACGTCGACGGGTGGAAGTACGTGGAAATCATCGACCGCAACGCCCTCGAGGGCGCTGACCTATCCGACGTCATCTTCCAGTACGACCACGAGGGCAGGGTCTACGCACGCAACACCAACAACACGCTCTACTTCGAGACGAACGACCACGGCTTCTTCATCGCGGCCGACCTCTCGAAGACCCACAAGGCCCGCTCCATGTACGAGGACATCCAGGTGGGCAACGTCACGCGCATGAGCTGGGCGTTCATCCCATCGGAGGAGGTCTACACGGAGGACAGGGAGAACAAGGTATTCACCACGCGCATCACGCGAGTGAAGAAGGTGTTCGACGTCAGCGCGGTCAGCTATCCGGCCGACCCGAACACCGAGATAAGCGCACGCCACCTCGTGAACGGAGAGATCGAGGCAAGGCGGCTGCGGGAGTCGCAGCAGCGCGAACTTGACCGCAAACGCAGGGAGATTGCGCTGCGGGCCAAGCGAATGTCAATCGAATAGGAAAGGAGAAGTCATGGACTTCACCGCAATGGACGCTCGGGCCTATCGCAGCCTGAACGCCGACCAGTACCAGGAGCGCCGCTCGCTGGTCCTGTCCCTGGCAGAGGAGTTGCCCGAGGACGCCACCGAAGAGCAGATCCGCTCCATCGACGAGGAACTCGGCCACATCAAGGCTGAGGACGCCCGCCGCGACGCCATGACCGAGCTGCGCAACCACAAGGCAGCCGAGGTAATCGGCGGCGCTGGCAAGGTCGTGGGGACAACCGAGAAGCGTGCAACCGTCAAGAAGGACAACTCCCTCGGCGGCCGCACGTGGGACGCGTTGCAGGAGCGCGGGTACAGTCGCGAATACGGCCGCTTCGAGATGTCGAACATCGCATTCCGCGCCTACAACGACAATCAGACCGTCGCCGAGCTCGACGGCGCTGACAGCCCGAACTACTACGACTACGCCCTTACGCAGTTCGACACCGAAATCAAGGAAGGCTATCGCCGTCCGCTCACCGTGTGGGACCTGTTCAACCACGAGACCACGGAGAAGGACTCCGTGACCTGGTGCGTCGAGGGCACGGTCGACGGAGACGCCGGCATGACGGCCGAGGCGGGCGCGTTCTCGCAGATGCACGTCAACGACCCCGTGATGGAGTCGTCCTCGCTCAAGAAGGTCACGGCCATCTGGCGCCAGTCCGACGAGATCCTCTCCGACGCCCCGCGCTTCGTGAGCCACGTCAACTCGCGCGCCAGATACAAGCTCGACTGCAAGGTCGAGGACCAGCTCTTGCTCGGCGACGGCACCGGCAATAACCTGCCCGGTCTCGCCAACACCACTGGAATCCTCGCCGCGACCGCGTCCGGCTACGACATGACGTTCGTCGAGTCGCTGCTCAAGAAGAAGACGGCAATCCGCAAGGCGACCCCCGGCTTCACGGCCGACGCCCTGCTCATCGCCGATGAGGACTACGACGAGCTGATGTGCCTCAAGAACTCCTCTGACCAGTATGTGCTCGGTGGCCCGCTCGGCGTCATCTACGGCAACAAGGTCACGGTCGGCGACGTGCTGTGGCGCACTATCCAGATCGTCCCGTGCCCCGCGCTGACGAGCGGCACCTCGATCCTCGGCGCCTTCAAGGCCGGCGCGACGGTCTACGAGCACGTCACGGGCCGCCGCTTCGACGTCGGCTACGACGGCACTGACTTCAGCCACGGCCTCGTGAGCTTCCGCGCCTACCAGCGCCTTGCGCTCGCGGTCGAGTACCCAGGCGCGTTCTGCAAGTACACGGTCGGCTCCGCAGAGTCGGCAGAGTCCGCGCTGAGTGTGTAAGGAGGTCAGCATGCGCGTCAAGACGCTCGTCAACTTCCGCGACAACTACAAGGGCGTCGACCGTAGGGTCGGCGAGGAGTTCGTCGTGACCAAGGGCCGCTTCGAGGAAATCAACGCGGTCGGCATGGACAAGATCGGCGCTCCCATCGTGGAGGAGGTCGTGTCCAAGGCGGTCCCCGCCAAGGAGACGCCCGAGTCCCGCGCCAAGAAGGCGCCCGCGAAGCGCCGCGCCAAGAAGGCAGGCGAGTAATTGACGCTCCTGGCTGACATAAAGACCGCGCTGCGCATCACGTCCGACGCGTTCGACACCGAGGTGGAGACGCTCATCGGAGCCGCATTGGCAGACTTGGAGAGGGTGGGGGTCAACCCTGCCCTCCTAGACGCCGAGAACCTGCCAGACCCGCTCGTAAGGCATGCCGTCACGGCCTACTGCAAGGCCCATTTCGGCTACGACAACGACGAGGCAGGGAGGTTCGAGGAGGCGTACCGAAGGGTCCAGGTCGACCTGCTCAACTCGAAGCAGAACATCGCTGCAATCGAGGAGGAGCCATCGGAGGCCGAGGAGACCGACGGGGAAGCCGGGGGCGAGTAGATGCGCTGGAACGAGACGTGCACCCTCGTGAAGAGGACCTACGAGCCCGATTCGGAGGGGGTGCCGCAGCCCGAGGCCGTGTTGACCGATGTGTTCTGCAACCCGAGGAAAGTCGGGGCGAACACGTGGTCGTCGATGTACGAGATCGGCATATCGGTCGACGCGGAAATCGAGGTTCGGACCATCGACTACAGCGGGCAGCGCGACGTCGTGTACCGCGAGAAGTGGTACTCGGTCGAGAAGGTGCAGGAGAACGGGGACTTCACGGTCCTGACGCTCAGGCACCAGAAATCAGACGGGCCAGACGAGCCGCCCGCCCAACAGGCGGAGCAGCCGACTGAAGGCGACTAGCGAGGAAGGAGGCGCCATGCCCAGGAACATAACCGAAGACCTGGACAGGTTCGCCATCGGAATCGACAAGCTGGTCGGCGACATCCCAATGGCTTGCGACGAGGCGCTCGACAAGGCAGTCAGCCGCTCGACGAGGAAGGCAGCAAAGAGCCTGCGCGAGGAGCTCACCGAGAAAATCGGCAAGCACGAGTGGTCCGAGGAGTACCGCAAGGGCTTCACGTCACGCGTCGACAGGAGCGAAGCGCAGACGGTCGGAACCGTCGGCAACAAGAACAAGCCCGGCCTTGTGCACCTGCTCGAAAAGGGGCACGCGACACCGGCGGGGAGGCGCACGCAAGCCTACCCGCACATGGACGTGGCGTTCGTCGGGATGCAGGAAGAGTTCATGAGCAACATCAAGAAGGACTTGAGGGAGGCGATGCGCTGATGTCGCACGAGAGCGTCTACGCCGTCGTCTCCAAGCACGTCCCCTGCTGCCACATGGAATGGCCCGACGACGACAACCCGCCCGTCCCGTTCGCCTGCTACCTGCTCGACTACGGCAGGTCCATAGCGGCCGATGACACCGAGATAGCCGTCGGCAACAAGTGGATGGTCGAGCTTTACGAGAAGCGCCGCGACAAGGCGCTCGAGAAAGCCCTCGGCGACGCGCTCCGCAAGGAGTTCGGAGCCGTGAGGCGAGACGAGAACTGGATTGAGAACGACAACCTGTTGCAGGTCGTCTACACGTTCTACGAGATTGAAGGAGAATCTGATGGCTAACAAAATCCGTTTCGGCCTCCGAAACGTCAAGTACGCCGTTTTCAACGCCGCCACAGGCCAGTACGGCGCACTCACGGCGATGCCCGGAGCCGTTTCCCTGACGCTGTCCCGCGAGGGCGGTGACAACTCCGACTTCTACGCCGACGACGGCATCTACTTCACCTTCGCCGGCACCAACGGCGGCTACTCGGGCGACCTCACCCTCGCCCGCATCACCGACCAGGTCCGCGTCGACCTGCTCGGGGAGATCGCCGACTCCGCAACCGGAGTGCAGTACGAGTCCACGATGGTAGAGCCCCCGCAGTTCGCGCTCGTCGCGGAGATGCAGGGCGACCAGGGCCCCGTCGGCTTCGCGTTCTACAACTGCAAGGCCAACCGCCCCGACATCCAGGCCAACACGAAGGGCGAGTCCCCGACCGTCGACCAGGAGACCATGAACATCCGCATCGCGGCCCAGGACTTCACGCTCGACGGCAAGACCCAGCCCATCGTCCAGGGCCACATCGAGAAGACCGACACGAACGCGGCCAAGTTCAACGCGTTCTTCGCGTCCGTCGTCACCCCGGGCGCGGCATCGGTCGAGTCCGGCGAGTCCTCTCTCAGCGCGTAAGGGGGATAGATGTTCGAGATCACCATCGACGGGAAGCAGGTGAAGGGGGAGGTTTCGTTCTACACGGCGTACCTCTACGAGGCCGAGTTCGGCGGGGACCTCATCAAGGACCTGTTCGGGACCCAGGACCTCGAGCCCGAAATCGAGACGGCCGGTGGAGCGGTCGTCCGCATCGACTTCACCAAGACAAACTGGAACGCGGTCGGCAAGGTCCTATGGGCAGCAGTGAAGACCGCGAACGAGGCCACTCCGAGCTACTCGGCGTGGATGAAGAGGACCAAGGGCCTGAACATGTGGCTCGTGGGGATGCTGCTTTCCGAAGAGGTGGCCGACTGCTTCTTTCGTACCGAAGCTGCCGGAGAGGAAGAAGAAGGATAGCGGGTCCCGCAAGACCTCGAGGCCGTACACGGCGATGGCCCTCTGCGGCCTCGAGGCGGGGCTCACATGGCGCGACATGCGCAACATGAAGTTCACGCACATGATGCAGCTCCTCTACGAATGGGAGGACATGCACGGTGCGGAGGTTGACGAGACGAGGGACGCCACCACGTCAGACGTGATGGCCCTCATGAGCATTTAAGGAGGACGGGATGGCCGACGAGTTCAGGGGCTTGACCATCAGGCTCGGAGCCGACGCGCGCCCGTTGAAGAGCGCCATCTCGTCGATCCAGAGGAGCGCGGGGCAAGCCAACAAGCAGCTCAACGCAATGAAGAAGGCTCTGAGGTTCGACGGAACCAACGTCAACGCCCTAGAACGCGCGATAGACCTGGCGAACGACAGGGCGCAATTAACAGCGAAATCAGTCGTCAAGATCGACCAGGCGTTGAAGCAAGCCTCAAGCGATACGAGAGAGCTTGCGAAAGAGACAAAAGACGCGTACTCCAAGACACAGAACCTAAAAGACGCATACAACGGCGTAGACGCCCAGTTGCAGCACGTCTACGATGCCGTCGCAAAGGCCGTCGAGAAAGTTGGCGGGCTCAAAGAGACGGAAGCCGTAGAGTACGTGAAGATCCTCCGCCAGGAGATGCGCGGTACGGAGGAGGCTGCAACCAAGGCGAAACAAGAGTTCAAGGACCTCTTGTCCGTCGCCGTCGAGAAGACCGGCATCAGCGAGCGTTTCGGCATCGACAAGAAGGACATAAACGCCGTCGAGTCCATGACGCATGAAGTCAAGAAGCTCAAGGACGAGCACAAGAAGCTCAAGGAAGAATACGACAAGTTCGCAGCAGCCGAAGGCTACAACGCGATGAAGACGCAAGTCATCGCATGGCGCTCAGAGCTGAGGAAGGCCGCAGCCGAAATCGTCGAGTTCGAGACCTCAATGCACAAGCTGGGAGAAGGCGGAGAGCTCGCGAGCATGCAGTCGCGCCTGAAGCGCATCGACTCCGGCCTAGACGAGGCGCGCCAATCGGCGAACAGGATGTCCGATGCGTTCGACAGGATGCCCGATAGCATGATGGCCGCCATCGCGAAGGCGAAAGCCTTCAAGGACCAGGCAGAATCGGCTAAAGACAAGGTAAAGCAGCTCGAAGAGATACTCAAGGGCCTGAAGAGCCAGAGCGGCTTCGACAACGACCTCTACGAGTCCGGCAACGTGTACGGCGCGTATTCGAAAGCAGCCCAAAAGGTCGAAGACATCCAAACAGAGCTCAAGGAGGCCGAGGCCGAGCTGGTCGAGTGGAACCAGCTCCTCGCGAAAGCGGAGGAGAAGGGCGAGGTCGCATTCGGCGAGACGAAGATGTCAGTCAATGACGTCAAGCAAGAAATCAAGGAAACCAGCGAAAGGGTCGAGCGGCTAGGCAACGAGTACAGAGAGGCCGGCAACAAGCTCAGAAGCGCAACGATGGCGAAAGAGGCGCGCCAGGTCAAGGAAGAATGGGTCGAAGCCACCGCCGAAGTCGAGAGGTACAACCAGATAGCAACGGGCGCCGCTGCACGACGCCAGTGGCCCAGGACATGGAGGACCGCCGGCTACGGCCTCTACACGACTGTGACTCCGGCGTTGACGATGGCGGCCAGGTACTCCATCGACGCCGCGAAGGACATCGACTCGGCGTACCGTGACATGCGCAAGACCGTAAACGGCACCGAGGAGGAATTCGAACACCTCAAGCAAGCGGCGATCGACTTCTCGCTCACGCACGTCACGAGCGCGGAGCAGATGCTCGAGATCGAGGCAATCGGCGGGCAGCTTGGTGTGCAAGTCGAGAACCTCGAGGGATTTGCGCAGACCGTTTCGAACCTCGGAATCGCCACGAACATGGAGACCGAGGACATCGCCACCAACCTCGGTCAGCTCGCCTACATCATGGACGACATGGACCAGAGCCAGGAGAGCCTCGACTCGTTCGCAGACGCGCTGGTAAGGCTCGGCAACAACTCGGCCACGCAAGAAGACAAAATCATGAACGTGATGATGCGAATCGCCTCGATGGGCACCATCTTGAACATGTCTACGCACGACCTGCTCGCGCTCTCCACCGCGGTAGCCGCTTCGGGCCAGGGCGCAGAGGCGGCTGGCACGGCGATCTCGAAGACCTTCTCGAACATCGAGTCTGCTGTATCTGGCCCCGAGGCCGCCATGAAGAAGTTCGGGGAGGCCGCAGTGGAAAACGGAGCTGACCTGGACGACCTGAGCGAAGAGCTCGCCGAATCGCAGGACGACCTGGAAGCGTTTGCGAAGATAGCAGGCATGACGTCCGAGGAGTTCGCAGCCAAGTGGCATGGCTCGAGCGACGAGGTCATGGACGCGTTCTCCGCGTTCGTCGAGGGTCTCCATAAGCTCAAGACCGACGAGGACGGCTCCATCGACACCGCCCTCACGGAGCTCGGCATCCGCGGAACGCGCCAGAAGCAGACCATCATGAACCTGACGCAGACCGTCGGTGAGCTCGAGAAGTTCCGCGACATGAGCGAGAAGGCGTGGAACGGCCTCGACGACGAATACGGCAACAAGGCCGGGGACGCGATGCGCGAGGCCGAGGAGAAGTCGAAGGGCTTCTCTGGACAGCTCGGGCTGCTCACGAACGCCCTGAAGGCGTTCGGCGAAGCGATAGCGGAGGGCACGACGCCCGTTTTGCAGGGGCTAACCACCGTCTTGTCGGCGGTGGCGAAGGTCGTCTCTGGATTGCCCGGGCCGGTGAAGACCCTTATCGCCGTGTTCGGAGGCGTCGGAGCCGCAGCAGGCCCCGCTATGGTCGGCATCGGCGCCGTGGCAGATGCCTGGGACAAGTTGGTGGGAGCTTCCAAGAAGAAGAACAAGCTCGAGCGTTCCGCGTTCAAGGCCGTAGAGGAAGGGGCCGAAGCTCTAGAGGACGGTCTGGACAACGCCTCCAACAAGACCGGCAAGCTGGGCAGCGCGCTCAAGGCCCTCGGTGGAATCGCGGTAGGGACACTCGCCGTCGCAGGGATCTCGATGATAGCGACCGCGATCGGCGAGGCGATAGAGAAGGCTCAGACGTTCGACAAGGCCACGAGGGGCCTCGAGGACGCAGTCGGCCACCTCGACGTCACCGCTGGGAAGACCACGCAGACGCTCTCGCAGTTCGCCGACGAGACGATGCAATGGCAGGCCGAGTTCTCCGACAAGATAACGTCTGCGTTCAGCGAGGCGAACACGAACGGGATGGCCGCCCAGGGATACGTCGACCAGATCGAGCAAATCAAGGCGAGCTGGCGCGGGACCGAAGAGGACTACCAGCGCCTCAAGGCCGCTGTCGACGGGTACAACTCGGCAATGGGCACGTCGATAGAGATAACCGACAAGCATTCGGGAGAACTCAGCGAATCGACCGATCAGCTGCGGAAGAACGCAGACGCATGGCTCGCCAACGCGAGGGCGCAAGCAGCCCAGGAGCTCTACCAGGAGGGATTCAAGAAACAGCTCGAGATCGAACAGCGCCTCGAGGGAATGCCAGAGAAGATACGCAACCTCAAGGAGCTGGCAGAGGAAGCTGCCGCAGACAACAATTCGAGCCTCGCGAACATGTACCTCCAGCAGGCCGCCATGCTCGAGAACGGATACGAGCCCCTGAAGAGCGAGTACGATTCCCTGGTCGTAGCCAACAGGAAACTTGCCGACACGATGGTCGACGAGCGCATGAAGTTCGAGGCGATGACCGACACGCTCGAGACGTTCCGCCAGAAGCTCGCAGAGGTAACTGGCAGCGAGGAAGAGTTCGACGAGCGCGCGAGGCTGCTCGGGGTCGGCCCCGATGAACTAACCAGCAAACTGAAGGAAGCAGGCGTTAGCGCGGAGATGTTCTCGCGGCTAACCAGGGACCAGTTCGACCAGCTCCGCGCTGAAGCGAAGGGAGACATCGACTCGATTATCGGAAGCATCGCAGCCCTCGACAAGTCGAGCGCATACCCGACCGTCGGCGTGAACGACTTCGCGAGCAGCGTCCTTGACAGGATCAAAGACAAGCTAAACGGTCTCGACGAGGAAAAGCAAGTCAGGGTCAAAGCTGCCGTGACCAGCACTGCATCGTTCTTCCACAGGAACGCCGCGGGCGGCCTGTCCTCGAGGGTCATCAGGGCCATCCCGCGCAACGCAGAAGGCGGCATAAACGGAATCATCACGAGGGCCACCCTCACCAACGTAGGCTGGGTAGGCGAGGCCGGCGACGAGGCCGTGTTCCACATGCGCAACGCGGGAGGGGCCATCGTCCCGCTGTCAAACCAGGACAAGGTGCGCCCGTTCGCCCGCGCGGTGGCGTCGGAGATACAGCCGTACTCGAGCGACGACATCGTCACCGAGCTGCGCGCAATCCGCTCGAGCATGGCGTCGGGCCAGGTCACGTTGCAGGTCAACGTCGAGGCGCGCCAATGGGACGACTACGAGGACGTCGGCAGGCGCGTCGGCGAGGCCGCCGCATACGAGCTCAGGATGCAGGGGGTGTGCGCGTAATGGGAATCGGCGTTGAGTTCAACGGCACGAGGCTCGACAAGTCCTTCGGCATCGGCAACATCAAGCGCCCGATGCCCGAGTTCAAGGTCTCGACAACCGAAATCGACGGCATGGACGGCATGGAGTTCAACGGCATCACCGTCGGCATGCGCGAGTTCTCCTTCGACCTGGCCGTGCGCAACAGGACGCGCCAGGGCGTCCAGGACGCAGCGAGGAAGCTGATGGAGCTGTTCTCGGTGGCGGAGCCCGTCACGGTCGTGTTCGGCGACGAGGTGGACCCGAACGGCAACCGTCTCAGGCGCTACGCGCTCCCGACTGGGAGGTTCGACGACGACACGTTCCTGAGCTGCGGGAAGTGGTCGTGCTCGTTCGTGCAGGTTGACCCGTACTTGTACGGCAAGGACCGCTCCGTCGTCCTGAAGCCGAACGTCGCGACGAAGTTCTCAGTCGGCGGGAACGCCGAGGTGTACCCGATGGCGTACGCGACCGTCAGCGGCAACTCGTACAAGATATCGAAATCGTCGAACGATTTCCTCCGCTACGACGGACAGTTCAACGGCAGTTCGATGAACCTCATACTCGACTTCGAGACGCAGGCCGTTACCCGCGCGCCGTCCGGCAAGGGCCTGACGGTCGACTCGAAGTTCTTCCCGATAAAGGGCACCGAGACCATCACGGCAACCGCAACGACCACCTTGTACTGGACCGAGAGGTGGCTGTAGATGGACACTCCGATCTTCCGCTTCGACAACACGGGGAAGTCCCTCGGCATGGTCAAGTACGAGTCGGCGACCCACGAGGAGGACCTCGACGGCACCGACAAGCTGACCATCGTCTGCACGTCCGACCTGAACAAGCGGGACAAGCTCGTCTGGAAGGACGCGTCCGACGAATGGCACGAGCACATGGTGGACAGCACCGAGCGCAGCAGGTCTGGTGGCAAGCCGAAGACGACCGCGACGTGCTCGAACTCCATCAGCGAGCTGTTCGGCATCATAGCCGGCGGCACGAAGATAAAGAGGAACGTCCGCGGCATCCTCGACTCGCTCCTGAGCGGCACGAGGTGGCACGTCGGCGACGTTTCCGACTTCGGCACCGTCGAGCTCGAGGTGTGGCACAAGAACGTGCGCCAGTGCATCTCAGAGCTATGCGAGCTCACGGGAGGGGAGCTCGTCACGAAGGTGCTCGTGGAGGACAACGGCGTCACGTGGCGCACCGTCGGCATCGTCAAGCAGCGCGGATCGTCGACAGCGAGGCGCTCGTTCACCTACGGGCGCAACATGACGTCCATCAGGCGCGAGGTCAGCTCCGACGAGGTGTACACGGCCGTCAGGGGCTACGGCGCGAAGAAGAACTCGAGCGATGACAACGAGTACGCCGACAGGATAACCGTCGAGGTGTTCTCGAAGCTAGACCTTTCGCGCTGGGGAGTGCCGACAAACTCGGGCTACGCGCACAACTACATGGTCTACACGGACTCGGGGTGCACGGACGCGGCGTTCCTCAAGAAGCAGTGCCAGAGGCAGCTCGACGTCGTGAGCAAGCCAACCGTGGTGTACGACTTCGACATCTCCGTGTTCGGCGATGACCAGTGGCGAGACATCCAGCTAGGAAACACCGTCCTCTGCATCGACGAGGGCTTCACCCCGCCCATCCGCCTCAGCGAGAGGGTCACGCACGTCATCAGGCACCTCAAGGGCAAGACCACGTGCAAGGTCCTCATAGGCAAGAGGTCGAACCCGATGGTCGAGCAGTTCAAGACCCAGGAGAAGACCACGCAGTCGTCGTCCGGCAACTCGTCGCGCTCCTATAGCTCGTCACCCGTCTACACGGGCGGCGGGTCCTCGTACACTGATGGCTATGGCGGCGGAGACGGCTGGACGCATCAGGTGAACGGCGAGACCCAATCGTATGGCACCGTGAACTTCGTCACCACGGACAACTCTTCCACACAAGAGTACAGCACGACTGTCGACCCAAGCCACTGGGGCGGTGTCAAGAAATCGGCGATGGCCGGTCTCTCGATAGCCCTCAACGGGTCGTGGGGCGGTGCATGATGATACTCGTCGGAGGAAAAGAGTTCAGGACATTGCAAGACGAGTTCTTCGTCAACGGATCGAAGTGCGTCGAGGCGTACGTGAACGACGTGAAGGTCTATCCCGAGGAGACCATCGGCGGTAACGTCGTGTTCAAGTGCAGCGGCAGCGGAGTTGAGGAGAGCGGGTCGCTGCAGTTCGCTGCAGCAGTAAGGTTCCCGTCAGATCGGCTCCACCTGTTTGGCGAGTACATTGACTACAACCCGGGTTTGTCGTTGGAACCGTCGATTCTCGAGTACACGGAAGACGGCGCGACGAAGTACAAGTTCTCGAATCCCGAGACGACCTTGTACCACGTCGTCGGCACGGCGGAATGCCCGTGCCATCTGCATTCGGAAATCATAGTCAGGCTGCAGCACAACTTGACGTGGGAGAGCCTGTCGGGAGCAGACGACAAGCAGGTCTCCCCGACGAGCGCGACGTTGGACCTTTTCGAACGCTCACGCAACCTGACCGTTCACCTCGGGTATCACGATTCGCTCGTTTCCAACTATCACGTCAGCGCATATCAGAACTGGAAGTACAACCTCATCGACCACGGCGGGTCGACGAACAGCACGGACCGACTCAGCTACGATAGGGACCTCATGA